TTCGGGGTTCTGTTTGCAGTTGCGGCAAGCGGCCCAATGCTTGAGCTTGCCGGGATCACTGGTGGACATGGGGGCTGCGCAAAACTCGCCGCAGGCCTCTGGGGTGATGGCTTTGCGCAAATGCGGGCACCAGACACGCCGCGCATAAAGCGCCATCACAGGACCGGCGATCTTGGCTTGCACCTTGTCCGTTCGGGCGCTGTATTTGCCAGCACATAGCAAGGAGATGGCGGTGCGTGACACGCCAAGCTCTCTGGCAATGTCCGCCTTGGTGCGGTCCGGTTTCGCGGCCTCAGTGCGCAACACCTCCATCCATGCAGGATCGGCCAAGCCCATCAGCTTCATTTGCTGCATGGCACGTCCTCACGAAGATTGTAGTCGTGGAGCGTTTTGGTTTTCGGGCGGTAGACCGGGGCTTTTGTCCCGGTATCTTTCAAAAGCCGAAACCGCTTGTGGCCGCTGGACGTCAGCTTGGTGCCGCGCTGGCGAATGGGCAGCTCGATCACGTAACCGGCACTTTTCAGGCGGCGCACATACCAACGGGCGTTGTTTTCTGCGTCTTTGTCCTCTGCCTTGGCCGCGACCATGACAATGTCGCCAATGGTGAAATTGCCGCCCATACGCATGGCGGTCCAAATCCGTTGGCGGAATGTGTCGTAGACGGGTTTGCGAACACTCGCAGTGTCGGGCCGGATCGGACCACCCTTGAGAATTTCGCCACGGGCGGCAGCATCCACGCCCGCAGGTGTGAGCTGATAGCAACCCTTTTCAATGCGTTCGACATAGCCGCGCATGATAAGGCGAAAAGCACCATCGGAAATCTGCCCCCGGTCTAACGACAACGTGGCGTCCAACTCGTCAATGGTTTTGCAGGAGCCATCAGCAAGGCAATGTAAGAGGGTTGTCGGCAAGGTGCCGTTTTCCAGCCGAGCGGTCATCACAGTACCTCCGGCACCATGATGGACTGGCCGTTGTGGCGGTCTTTGATGATCGCCATGCCCGCCATATCAGCCATGCTGACGCCCTGATCGCCGGGTTCCATGCGCAGGCCAAACCGCTCGATATTGGCGATGGCTTCCAGCACTTCGCGGTTATAGCCTTGGCTGACCTTAAAGACGAAACCGGCTAGATCGTCGGCAACCTTGACCTCGCAACGCTGGTCGATCAGCGTTTTCACATCGGCAAGGGTTGCCTTTTCGAACCGGACTTTCTGGCTGACGCGGGAAGACACCTGCGGAAAGCGGGTCAGATGATCGTTGACCTTGCCCATGCCAACAAGAATGATCGGCAGCTCGATGATGTCAGAAATGTCGCGGACGGTTTCGAGGATGGTTTCCTTCTTGCTGATATGGTCGGCTTCGTCGATGACCAGCGCAAAATTGCGGCGGGCCATGGCAGCAGTGCTGTTGCGCATCGCCAGTTCTTCAACGACCTTCCCGAACTTCTTCTGAAATGAGTACGGCGGATTAACCCGAAGCTCTTCGAGCAGCTCGTTCATGAACCATGCTGCCGTCCATTCTTTCTTGGCCCGCAGGTAGATTGCGCCATTGTGCGCCACCCAGTGCTTCAGCGTGGTGGTCTTGCCCAAGCCGGGCAGACCATCGACAACCGCAAGGCAGGCCTCTTGCGCACCACGCTGCTCAAGGGCGGCAAGGGCAGATTGAAACCGTTTTACATTGCTGGTCTCGACAAAAACATTCTTCATGCGTATTTTCCTTGGTGTTGACGACTGTCAGGCAGCGGCGCGGATGAGGTTTCGAAGCGCGTCCAGGTCGATGCCTGACAGTCGGAGAAGTTCAATTGAGCCGGGGCGTTGAAGCGCCGATCTCAAGACGCGAACGTGGGTACTGGTGACTTGATCGGGATGGTCGAGCGCCCATGCGGCAAGCTCTTCATCGCTTGCAAAGCCCCGCCTGCGAGGTTGTTCACTCGCAACCGTCGGGCTTTGAGAGATTTCCTGTCCATTGCTGACAATCAAGGTTGGCCCTGCCGATACGAGTTCCGGCGTCACGTCGATCACCTGCATGGGCTGCTGTGCCGTGGCTTCCAGATAGCGGGCTGGCGACAATTCCGCTTCGACTTCGGCCAGATGATCATTGAGGCGGCGGGCGCGAGACGCTGCCCGCTTCTCGATTGCCGAGCGTTCCATGGTAAGCGGAATGTAACGCTCCTCATTGCCTGCAAAGACGGCAACGCAGATCAAACGGCCCATCAGTTCTTCGCCGTCGCGGCGCTCAATCTCCCGCACCCAGACCTTGCTGGCATCGTGAATGTCGTAACCGACCAGAACATCATCGCCGTGGAACTCTTCCAGTGCGAGGTGGAAATAGGAGTTGGTCAGCCATTCGATCATGGCGCGACGGGTGCGGCGCTTCACATACGGGCGGAACAGATCATTCTTTTCGTGTTCCAGAACCGGCACAATCTCGAAGCCGGTGGAGACATGGTATTCCCACATTTGGTTTGGCGACATTTTGCCCGGCAGTGATGAATGCGGCTTGGCATTGTAAGCGGCAACGGCATTGACGCAGGCCGTTAGAAAATCCTGCCATGATGGCAAGCGGCTGGAAGCGCCGAATTGCTTGATGTCTTTACGAGTGGTTTTGAATGATTTCTGCCGGGCCTGCCGGTCCATGTCAACGCCGATATAGGTGTCGAACTCTTTCGACAGCGGGTTCCAGACCGAGCCATTGAAGCGTTCGATAATGCCTCTGGCTTGCGAGTTTTGCGGCAAGGAATGCAGCTTGGTAATGCCCAGCCGCTCAGTCACGCCCGTCAACTGGTTGTCCAGCACGTCGTTCTTAAACCCCGGCCCACGGTCCACATAAAAAATCGCTGGAATGCCGTTCTGTTCGCAGGCGTAGCGAAGCGCATCGACAACGCCGATGGTGTTTTCTGCCAAACCAAAGGAAAAGCCGACACAACGGCGCGTGGCCACATCCACGATAGAGGTGATTTCTGGCCGAAATGGCTGGCCGTGGATCGGGTGTGCGATCTCGGCGTCAAAAGTCTTGCCGTCGGCGGTGTAAACGCAACCCGGCAACAGGTCGGCGGTCGAGCGCATGGTGAAGGCCATACGGCTTTTCAGGGTTAAAGACCCTTCACGCCCACGGTGCTTTTCGACATTGCCAAGCCGCGCCATCAACCGGCGCACCTGATCATAGTTCGGCGGCATCATATGCGATGGCAGCGCCTTGCAATAAGTTTCTAACGCGTCGGTTAGGCAGGGCTTGGTCGGCTGCGCATAAAACCGCAGGAACTGCCAGAACCACGATGGCACGTCCTGCTTTTCCTTGGTCGGCAATGGAGCAAGAGCGCCAAGGCCCGACGCATCCCGTAGCTTGAACCATTCATAAATTGTGGCACGGCTGACCGTCGCCTTGCTTGAAGCTCGGTCATTCGCTGTCATCAGGACTGCTTCGGCAATGTCCAGCGCCGCCGGATCGGCCAGAAAAAATTGGATCGCCTGTCTCAGCGAAACCCCGGCGACAATCCGATGCATTTCGATAGCCGACAGGATGGCCGAGCGAGCATTCATTACGTCACGTTGACGGGCCGAAAGGTTGGCGGTCGAAAGCTTTTCACGCCGTGCAATCTCTTGCACCTTCTTGGCTTCCTGATTGGCGAGGACCACTTCGCGGGTGGCTTCGGCATGAAGGGCCAGCTGCAAGGCGTCTGGCAAAAGTGAAATGTGGTACTCGAAGCCGCCACCGCGACCCGTCCGCTTTCTGCAAAGGTTGGTGGGCAGATCCATCCAGCCTTCACGCTTGATGAAATCAATCACGCCCTTTTTTGTCAGCGGCATGACCTTCAGTTTTAGGCGCACAACCGTGTCAGCGATTTCTTGGGCAGATAGGAAGCTCATTTCAAAAGCCCTCCCACTCGGCCACGCAGGGCGGACCTTCTACGTTCCAACTCGGCAAGGCGCTCTTCCGTCTGCCAAAGCTGGATCACTTCGCCATATCGGAATGGGACGGCAACAAAACCGGAGAACTCGCAAACGAACCCAAGCAGCTCATGGCAGCCAGTTACATCGATCAGGGCAATGAAACGCTCCAGCGTGATTTTGTGGTCACGCCGTGCAGGTGATGCGTAGCAATCCAGCATGTTCTCGGTCACGTTTTGGGAGAGATAATCCGACATCTCAGCCGCAATCTGCTCACGGCTCTTTCCGCTGCGGCTCATGGCCTCGGAAAGAACACGGGCAATCTTCACGTCCAGTGTGCCGCCCTTGGCGACATCCGGCTCAAACCGTGCCGCCACTTCTGGCGGTTGGTAATCGTGAAAGAGGTCCATAGTGTTGGGATCGCGGCGCTTGCTCATGGTCAGGCCCGTGCAGCAAACGTGACGTTGCCAGCCCATGCGGAAACTGTTGACAGACGAGCGCTCATGCTGCCGTCCTCATGCCAACGGCAGCGTTAGATTTTTGGCTTTCTAACGGCCCATGTTTTGCGCTATCGTAGATGCGAGTGGTGGTCTTGGGATAACGTCTAGGCCAAAGCGTTTCGACCTTCTGTCCGATGAAGTCAGCAATAATGGCTTCATTGATTTTGTTCGGGCGCTTCCAGACGTGGCGGAAGCTGCTGGGGTTACGTCCGTTGCGGCGTGCGAGTTGTTCGAGCGTCATGCCACGCTCCTGAATCTCACACAGAATCCGCTTCGGGGTCCAGTTGATGGCACCCATTGCGATTACTCCTGACGAAAGCGGATGTTGGCGCATCCGCTTTTTGTTGGTGGTGTTTGAACAATCGCGGCCCGCTTAAGCGGCCCGCTAGAAGAATGGATAGACAACAATTGCGTATTTGTAAATACGCAATTATGTTCTAATGGGTGGATTGTTGGCTAAACCG